CGCTCGAGCACCGGGCCGAGCATCAGCAGCTTCTCTTCGTGGCGTTCTGCGATCTCGGTAGCCGTGATGCCGCTACGCCGAGCGTTAGCCAGCATCAGGAATAGGTCTGCGTAGAAGGCGCTGCGCACGCGATCCCGGCAGTCCTCGATGTCCTGCAGCAAGAAGTCCAGACGCAGGTTGGTTTCGAACGCTGTGCGGATGCCGCCACCAGGACCGGACGCATCGACAAACGACACGCCGCCAGGCAGCGTCTCGATGTCGCGGTTCTTCATGCTCGTCGGCGCCTGCAGCGGCGGCTTGGTCTGGTAGTCGATCGCCTGCGCCTTGCGCAGTTGTTCGTGCTGCAACTGCTTGATGTCGCCCAACGCTTCCATGCCGGGCGAAGTGCCGTAGATGTCGCCACCGGACACGATCCAGCGCGGCGCCAACACAGGGAACATGTCGAACCCGCCCTCACGCAGGAACGTCTTGCCGTCGCCTCCGAGTTCAAAGTAGCAAGACTTCCACGCCTTGTTCTTGCCGTCGCGCTTGGTGGCATCGCGCTCGCGATCGCTGCGCGGCTCGATGGCGTGGATGATGGTGATCCACTGGTCAAGGTTGCCGCTGTTGTACATGGACTGCACGCTCTTGCTGCAGTTCTCGTAGCCGAACTCAGCGACGAGCTCGGCGACCGTCTTGTCGAACTCGCGGTACAGCGTGTTCACGCGGCCTTGGAAGTCCGTCGCGATAGCAAACTCGCCGATGGTAGACGGGTAGTGGTGCAGCGTGTTGGTAAAGTCCGGCAGAACGATAGACGCGCTGGTGCCGAATGCCGCCAGTTCCTCGTACAGGCCGTGCAGAGTGCGATACGAATTGCTGCGCTGGAATACCGTCAGCATGCGCCTAGTGACATCTTGCAGCCACATCTGCACCGGCTGGTATCGGTTCAGTTCAGGATCGGCCGTGCCGAGCGCGAACCACGGACGCGCCGGCGAAGTGGCGCCGGCCATCAGCCCTGCGCCGAGGATGCGTAGGGCTCGAGTGCCAGTGTTGTCGAGAATGTTGTTGTGACGCTTCGTGCCCCTGTTGCGATCCTGGACGAAGAACCGGCCGCTGCGTGGGAGCAGGTAGTCCGAGATCTCTTTCCAGTGCGCCCACCAGCTAGCACGTTCCGCTTGCAGTTGGCCCCATCGGGTATGCAGCTTGTCGCGTGCTGGAGCTCCACTGTACGAGTTGGCGTCACCGTAGATCATGTCATTCTCCCAAGAGACTGGTAGTGCGTTGCTGCGACCCAGACGTGCCGCCAGTTCCGGTCAGCATGGTTGCGGTAGGTCCGCTCAACGCTCGCTGTTGTTCTGCAGACATGAGAGCACTGATGTCCGGCTTCTTGCCGGAGACGCGCTCTTGTTCCATGCGTTGCTCGCGCTCTGCTGCCAGAGCCTTTGCAGTAGCTTCTCGCTGTGCTTGGTTTTGCATGCGCTCTGCCTTTTTCTGCGAGCGCACCTGTTGTTGTCCGCTGTAGATGGATCCACCGACTGCGGCAAGCGCCGCGACTGCTGCTGCTATCGCAACCATGGTTTTAGTTTCTTGTAGTAGGTTGACTCTGCTTTGGTGTATCCGCGGCGGCTCATCATCGGCTGCAGATCAGTGCCTAATGTATCCAATTGCGACAGGCTTAGGATGACAGCTCCGCGTTCAGATGCCCATTGCTCGAGTTGTTTGAGCAGTCGCGGCCCTGCTGTTCCTCTGTGCTTTGGGTCTACCCACCAAGCCAGTTCAGCCACGTACGGCACGAATTGGTTGAACCACAAAGTCGATGAGATGCCGTAGATGAATCCGACTATGTGGTTGCCATCTTGCGCGACGAAGCAGCAAGCCGTCTCCATAGACAGCAGTCTGTAAACTGCGCTGATGAGCTGCATTTCGTCGTAGTAGGGCGCATACGGTGATACTTCGGCGAACTGCTTGCCAAGCCGTACAAGGCCAGGCATGTCATCACCGGTTGCTTCGCGAATGATCAGAGCCATCCAAGGTTCTCGTAAGGATCGAATTCGCCGCGGCGTTTACCTCGTTCTCGACCTCCGAGAAGATGATCAACCTCGCGACGTGTTGGCGTATCCATGAGGGCCAACAAATACGCCGAGGCATAATCCGGTGAACGGCCGATGCGTTCAACGATCTCCTCGCGACTTGCGACTTGGATGGTAGACCCTGACATGCTCCAAGTGGCGGCAGTCAGATCCGCCAGCAGTCTTTGGCTGGGTGGCAGTTGGATGCCTTGATTGCGAGCCGGATCCAGAGCCTCGCGCATGTTCCACCACAGTTGGCTGCGTTGGTTCTTGAACCGCAGCCGGCCGGATGCGTCGAGCCCGGTGGCGCTTTCGGAGACGTTGACGCCTACGCACTGTATCCCGGCTTGTACTAGGAAGTCGTACGGGCTCGAGCCGACACCGATCACGTCGATGTGGACGCACGCGTTGTCCCGCATGTTGCCGATGACTTGGCCGGCGACCGTTGGCCCGTCTGGCGTGCGAGCTCCGGGAATGGCCACCGGCATGTCGAACCAGTTGCCGTGGCGCCGGGCGATGACCGTCTCGTCGCGGCCGCCTCGAGCAACGTCCACGCCGACGCTATCCATCAGCGGCAGGACATTGGGTTTCTGCCAGCGGGCTTGTGCTGCCTCGACCCAGGCGGTCGGGATCACCTGCCAGGGATCATCCTCGAGTCCCGCCGAGAAGTCGCCGTAGAGCATCTGGCTGCGGAGCGGCTCGGGCAGCGACTGTAGCTGCGCCATGTAGCCGGTCTGCATCAGGTAGGGGTTGTCCGAGATGCGGGAGGGGATGAACGTCCGCGACTGCGGGATGATCCGTTCGCCGTCGTGGTAGATCACGTCGCCGTTCTCGACCTCGACATCGCGTCCGCCCATGGTAGCGAAGTAGCGGAGCTCGCCCGGCTGTGCCGGCTTGGGGTGCTTCTTGTCGAGCCACGGTCCGAAGTATTCGATGACCCAGCGGCCTTGTGAGGTGGTCGGCGGGTTGAAGGTCATCAGCGCCCGGCATGGCTGGGACGGGTCAACGGTACGCAGCCAGCCCATGAGGAACCGCACGTCCGACAGGCGCATGTTGGATGCCTCGTCGAACACGAGCAAGTCGTGCGGGCGACCTTGGTATTTCGCCGCATCGCCAGGTGCCGGGAAGGAGCCGAGTTCGATCTGGACCGGCACCTTGTCCCACCTGTTGGTCCGCCAGATGCGCTCGGCGCCGTTGTAGCCGTCCTTGGTGCCCAGCATTTGCGCCAACCGGTCCACGATGCCCAGAAGCTCGGTGCCGTTCTGGCGGCAAAGCAGGACGCGCTGGTGCTTGTTTAAAGCCAGCCCCAGCGCTAGGTCCGTCTTGCCACCGCCGGCGGATCCACCGAATCCGATGACGGTAGCCGTGGACTCGTAGGCCAGAGTCTGGGGACCAGGCAGAGGACGCCACTGCGGCCCCGAGGTCAGCAGGCGATCGATCTCAGCGAGTTCAGCAGGGGTCAGCCCCTGTAGATCCTTGGGATCAATTGCTGGCAGTTGGGTCATCCGCGATCTCGCGACGGCGCTTGGCAGCTTCCAGGATCTGCGCGATACGCGCCGCCCGATCGGTATCCGTGATCGCGATGGGAGGTCCATCCTCCGCACCGGTCACCGCGACCCGATCCCCGTAGGCTGCCGGCGCCCAACGGCTCAACAGCCACTTGCGAGTGTCCAGCCGCAGCCGATCCCGGTGTACGTCCCCGCCGTGGTTGTCCGCGATGTCCAGCAGGTCATCCGCCACAGCGTCCATTCCGACCTGTCGGTGCTCCTTCCACTGCGCCTGGAACACCGGATCCGCCTTGATCCAGTCTCGGATGGTAGACGCCGGCGGCATGCCCGAGATCCTCGAGATCCGCGGGATCGAGTTCCCCAGCGCCGCCAACCGCAGGATCTCCGCCTGCACCGCCTGCTTGTTCTCAGGGTTGTACATCATGCACCTCCAGCTCGACTGTCCGCCACACAGCAGGTATCGCAGATCTCATCACGTACGTACAGATCCGATGCACATGCTGCCGGCTACACCCGACACGCTTCGCAATCTGCGCATACGACAACCCGTCGTACTCCCGCAGATCCCGGATCAACCGTATCACAGAATCCGGTATCCTCGCCTGGTGATGACCCTCACCAATGCGATACCCATTATCAGCGTACGCAACCGAACGCTTCATATACCATATAAGAACATACGGTGACAGTGATAGGGTGACACTTCGCAGAAAATAGTTCTGCGGGATGGGGGATCGGAGAGGCGGCGGCGGCGGGAAAATCCGGCTAGGGGGGGGGGACTATAGGGGGGGGGGTGCATACGCTGC